TCACGCACCTTCAGCGCTTCCTTGATCGCCTTGTCGACATCGGGGTTGGAGTTGAGCGCCTTCTGGATCGCGGCAGACAGCCCCTTGATGGCACCGTCGCTGATCGCATCGCGGAGCGCAAAGGCGACCGCCGCTTCCTCGTCCTGGCCGAAATCGACCGCGCCGCGCTTCGTCTTCGTCTTTCCAGAACCGCTGGTGTCGACGCGGAAATTCTTGCCGCGCTGGCCGATCGAGACGGCGAAACTGCCGATCTCGGCATCGAACTCTTCGGCGATCTGGCGCAGGCGCTGCTGCACGCTCCCGGCCAGGCCGAGCGACGCCTGGATCCGCTCCTGGTCATTGCCGCGCGAGGTTGCATCGCCGTCGACGCTAGTAATGGTCGCCGATCCACGCTTGGTCGGCTTCAAAGCCTGGCCGATCAGGCCACCGGCGATCGAACCGATGATGTCACCGCCGGGAATGCCGGTTGCAGCGCCGAGAGCTCCGCCAAGGGTCGACCCCGTCTTGGAATTACCGATGCCCAGCGCGTCCATGATTTGCGAGTTGCGGTATCCGGCCACGGCTCCATCAAATGCGCCGCCCAGAGTATTGGCCAAGCTCTCGGGCAGGCCCTTGACCTCCTTGAGCGCACCCAGGGCCGCGCCGACCGGGCCTGCCTGGACATAGCCGGACAGCGCGCCCGAAAGCACGCCCTGCAGCCCGGCGAAGAACTTGATGCCGAGCGCGCTGTCTAGCGATTTGGCAACGCCGCCGATCATGCGATCGATCAGCTTGTCGAAATACTCCTGCGCGGTCGGGTCCGTGATCGGATTCCGGCTCTCGGCCTGCACAACGATCGTGCCGTCCGGTGCAACCGGGCTGGCAGGCGCGTCGCTGGCACCCGCAACGACAAGGCCAGGATTGGCAATGCGATAGGCGGCCTGGGCGATCTTGTCGGCAGCATCGTCCATTACATTGGCCAGGCGCACGCTGGCTACACCCGGCTTCTCAAGATCCTGCGCCAAGCGCTCGCTCTGCGCCCGCAGTCCCACGCGCCCATTCAGGAAATCCTGCATCTCGCGCTCGATCGGGCCGAAAATCTGTTCGGTAATGATCCGGCTCTGCAGGCGGCGGAAGCTGGTCTGCAGGTTGTCGAGAAAGTCTCCAACATTTCCACCGGACAGCAGATCCTCGAGCGCGCCGCGCGCATCGTCGATCGTCGTCAGGTAGATCGAGAGCTTGCGGTTGCGTTCCTCGATCAGGATGTTGATCTCGCGTTCCGCCTCGACCTGGGCCAAGATGGCTTCGCGCTGTTCGATCGTCATCGCGCCATTGCGCTCTTCGAACTGCTGGATCCGCTGAAGCGCCTCGGCCTCGGCCTCGCGGCCTTGCAAGACGAGCATCATCTGCTCGAGCTGCCGGTCGCCCGCCTCTTCCATTTCGCGGAAGGGCCGCAATAGGGCATCTTCGACCGCGCCGCGTGCATCCTTGATCGCGGCAGTCAGCTCCTTGACCTTGCCGGGCTGGTCCTTCAGCCGCTTTTCGACGTCCTTCTGGATATCATCCAGCTCGCGGCTCGCCTTCGCAGCCTGGTCGAGCAGGCGCGGCTGCTCGTTGAACTGCTCGTTGATCCGCTGGACGCGCTCCTCGACAGCATCCGTAAAATCGAGCAGGCGCTGCGCTTCGCGAGCAGCCTTGTCGCCGGATGTGTCCTTCCGGGGCGTCCGTCCCTTTGGCCCTTCTGTCCGAAAGCTAGGGTCGAGAACGCCGGTATCGATCGACTTCAGGATCTTGTCAGCCGTGGTTTCTGACGCATCTGCACCGACCAGTTTTGTCAGCGCATTAATCGCCTCGATCTGAGTGGTGTTGAGACCGGTCACGTCGATGCGCTGGATGATCTCGAACGCCTGGGTTGAGCTGAGATTGCCGCGTCGATAATTGTCGAGCGCGCCTTGGAGCGCCCGAGCGCTGTTCTGCTCCCGACGGGTCCGCCCAACGGGATCGTTGATCGACTCGCTGTCGAACCGGAACAGGCGACCAAATGACAAGCCGACACCGTCGATGGTTTTGTTGGCCTCCTCCCGATCGGCGAGCGCCTTGGCCTTCAGGTTCATCGCCTGGGCCATGGCGTTGAGCCTCAGACTTTCGGTATTCGCCTTGATCGCGCCAGTGCTGGTATCGAAAATCTTCGCCAACACCGTCTGCGCTTCGGCCAGTCCGTCAGAGGCGAGTGTTACCTCCTCAGCCGCTTCGCCCTGTTCAAAAAGCGACTGGATCAGCAGCCCGCCGATGGTGACCGCGCCGAGGATAGCCGCGCCGTAGGGACCTGACAGAAACGTCATGAACCGCGTGAACTTGCTTTGCGTGCCTTGCTGCGTGTCGCCCATCAGCGCGAACGCGCTGGTCACCTGGCCGCCCTGCTGGGCCAGGATCACCAGCGGATTGATGCCGAGTGCGATCTGCTGGAAAACATCCTGGACCTGAAAGCCCAGCTGCTGATACGCCGCGCGTTGCCGCCCTACGGCAGCGGCGTTGGCGACCTTCGCTTGAGTGTCGTCCTCTGTCAGCTCGGCATTCTGGCGCGTAGCCAGGCCAGCGCGCTGGATGGCTTCGGCGGTGCGATCGTACTCAGCGCCGATGTTGCGCGCGACAACAAGGGCTTCCTCGCGACCGACCATGCCTTGGCGCTCGAGCGCATTTAGCTCGGCCAGTGCTGCCTGGGCTCGGTTCTGGGCCGTGGTCAGCGGGTCATATTGTTGAACCAAGCCTGCCAGCGATTGCTGCAGCGCGCGCCGGCTTTCAATCACCTGGGTCTGGGCCGCAGCTTCGGTGCGCGCAGCCTCTGCAGCGCCCCGTTGCGCAGCGGACATGGTGTTGGTGGCGGCAGTCAGCGCTGCCGCGCCAGTGGCCGCATCCCGGTTGGCATCGCCAACCTGTTTGACCGCTTCGGACGCCTGGCGCAAATCCGCCTGGGCGCTGCCCTTGTCGACCTCGATCCTCGCGCGAACGACAAGCGTCATCGTGCGGCCTTTCTGGCGATCTGGTCGAGCGCGGCCTGCTCCATCATGCGCAGGTCGAGGAAACGCTCGGGATTGAGCGCGATGCCCAACATCTGCGCAGTCGGCGGGATCACGCCATAATCAAGGCCAAGGCACATGCCCGTCATCGCGTGCCGTCGCCATTGCGTGCCGAGCGCGAGAAAGAGCTGCGCCGTGTCCGCTTCGTCTGGCAGCAGCTGAATTTCATCCTTCTCTTCCTTGCGCTTCATCCAGGCAGGCAGCTTGGCATTGGCGGTCGCCGCATCGTCGGCCATGACAGCGCCGCCGCGACCGCCCGCCCAGCGCGCCGCCAGCGCCTTCAGTTTCCCGCGCGCGTCGCCTTCTCGCCCAGCGAGCAGCTGCGATAAGCTTCCAGCACGGCCATGAATGCGCCGGGCACCTTCATCACTTCGACCAGATTGGAGCGGCTGAAAGGCAGCGCATCTTTCGCGCCTTCCTCGGCGACGTCCTTCCAATCGGTGGCGAGCTGCTCGACGAAGTCGGCATAGGTCTCAGACAGCGGCTTTTCGCCCGCATCGCCGGTCGCCATCGCCGGAGCGCTGGCCAGCAGCTCCCGGTTGCCATCGACATCGCGGACGCGGAACTTCAGGCTGAATGTCTGCTCATCGACATTGCCGTCATCGGCGGGGGTGGCGACCGTTACCGGCCACCAGACCAGGCGTTCCTTGACTAGCTTGAACATCACATATCTCCTGTTTCTTGATGGTGTGGGGGTGAGCAGCGAACCACTCACCCCCGTGCGACCCGCTGGGCGAGTCTTCGGCTGCGGGGCTATTTCGCGGTGATGACCAGGTCGTCGGCTCCGCCGTCCGTGGTGAACAGCAGATCCATGTTGAACATCAGCACGTCGTCCTCGGCGGACTCGGTGATATTGGTGACCTGAACCTTGGTGGCGCTGATCTCGAGGATGTTGCCGGGATCGGTGCCATGGGTCAGCGTGATCGGGATCAGCGCGCCGTCCTCAAGCGAAGCGAGATAATCCTTCGTCGCGGAGGAAGGCGCTTCGATCATCAGCCTGCCGCTAGCGCTGTGGTTGCCACGGCGCACATAGCGCGCGCCGATTAGGCTGCGCAGGTTGATGGCAACCCCGGCATCGATCGTCAGCGAGCGGGTGACAGCAGCAAAGCCATCCAGCATCAGGATCGTGTTGACGTCGTTGACCTCAAGCGGCTCCTGCCAGTCGGTAAAGTCCGCGCCGGTCGGTGCGGAGACGACGCGCGGACTGGCAACGGGCACCAGACCCGTGAACTGCAGATTGGCAAACGGCACCTGACCCGCCGTGAAATCGAGCGAATAGGTACCGCGCGCGCCGATCATCTTGCGCTGCTGATCACCCACCCAGCTATATTCGCTGAGCGAGCCAGCCACCGCACCGGCGGCGGCGAACTTCTGGGTGGCGGAGGTGGTGGCGACAAGCGCCGGCGTGGCCATGCCGCAGGCTGCGAGCAGCTTCATCCAGGGCGGCGCGGTGCCAGCGGTGCCGCTTCCTGCGAGCTCGACCTCATACGACGATCGCATGCGCTTGTTTGTCGGCTTGCCCTTGCTCGCGCCATAGGCCCGATTATCCAGGTTGCGCTGCAGCTGATCGACCTCCAACGGGACGATCGAATAGTTGCGCGTCATGATCGCATCATCGGCCAGCGTCGGGATGCTGTCGGTCTTGTAAACGGCTTCAGGCTTGGCTGCGACGACGCGGCGGACATCAACCATAAATCTTCTCCATCACCTTGGCGGCACGCTCGCCGTCGCGAAAATCCCACTCACCCGGCTCCAGCGCCGGGTCGGCGATCTCCATCGTCGACAGCACCGCTGCGCGCGCCGGGCCGTTGACAGGCAGACCGAACCGGTCCAGCTCCAACCCATATGCATTGCGAACCGGGTTGGACGTTGGGGTGACCCCACTCACAGGGAGCGCCGCAGCATCCCCTTCAGCTTCGGTCTTCTCGCCTCCCTCCTGGGCGGCACTTGTTTCCGGAGCCGGTTTTGCCGTCGCGGCAGAAATGGCACTGGCTTCATCGGCAGGCTTTCTGGGGGCTTTCATCAGATCTTCCTTTCGGTGCGGGATGTTCGGAAC